CGCTTGGAGGTTGGTTTCTTCCATCGTTACTTTCTCCTGTGGGCTCGTTGCCCGTGACGCGGCTTCGGCCGGAGCCGGGGCCGCGACAACTTCTTTCGCACTCATCAACACGGCGCCCGGATCGGCCGGCACCGGGGTGAGCGAGATCTCGTAGGGTTCCCAATCGATCGCGGTGAACTGTTTCCGGTCCTGACCCTTGGGCGTGGTCTCGTTTTTGGTGTAAATCCAGACGCCCATCGAGACGTTCCGGATGATGCCCGCTTTGACGTCGGTACGCAGCGCGGTCAGATCATCGCGCGGGCTAAACTGCAGCGTGGCGCGGGCCGTGCCCTCTTCAATCCATGCCCGCTGGACGACTCCCAACTGGTCCCTCACCGAGCCGAAGGAATCGTGGTTGTCGCAGACCGGGGCGCCGTTGTTGAGCCGGCCGAGACGCACAGCGCCCGGATCCAAGCTCAGCACCAGATCGTAAGGTTCGCCGCTATACCAGTCGACGCGCGGAACCGTCGCACCGCTGTAGAAGACACAGTCGATGGTGGAATCTGCTTCGTTCCACGTGTTGGGCGTGAGGGACGCAGAGAAGGACGCGGCGAAGGTCTCCGCGTGCAGACCTTCTCCGGCAGCCGCCGCAACAGGCGCGTCGGGCACAGCCAGGTCGTCACTGCTGATAGCGAGTGTGTTTTCTTCCATCGTCATTCCTTGCCCTGCGGCGGGGCCTGCGGGTCTGGGGCGTTGATCGCACCCTTGTCGTTGACCCGGCGCGGATCGCCGTCCAGAATCACGCCAGCATCGTCGAACTTCTTGTTCCAGGTGATGATTTCGTTCAGCTGGCTGTCGGGATCCTGGCCATGACCGGCTACCATTTCCGGCCACGTCAGTCCACCCGTGCGGAGGGCGACCTTGTCTGCCATGGCATCTTTGAGCGGATCGACCGACTCAAACTTCGGCGCGGTGAATCGCACCCCGTAGTTCAACTCAGGAATCTCGCCCGCAATGTAGGCCACCTCAATGAAGCGCTTGTAGATGGGCAGGATCAGCTGGGGGACGAGACACAGCCAGCGGTAGGCTTCGATCGTGTTGCGGAAGCCCAACATGCCGCCCCGGAAAGAGGAGTAGTTCACTGCGGACATGTCGCCGGTGAGCAACTCGTAGGGAATCGTCAGGCCTGCGGAGATGGCGCCCAATTGGGTGGACCGGTAGTCCTTGTAACCTCCGGAGTTCGCCGGAGCCCCGAAGCGGACATCTTCTCCGAGCTTCAAGCGCTTGATGACGCCCGGCTCCAGAAACTCGGTGGGCTCATCGGTGACCGGATCGGTACTCGTTTCCGTGAGGTTCATCATCGAGCCGTCGGGCGAGACGATGAATGCGGCAAAACACGCTTCGATCTTCTTGCGGATCAGCTCGGCGTCCTCGTATTCGTCGAGATCGCGCATCTTCAGCATCACGGGCGCGAACCACGTGATGCCGCGGACTTGGCCGGGCCTATCCTTTTTATATATGTGCAGGACGCTATCGGCCGGAACCGGCTTTGAGATAAAGCCAGCCTGCCAGTTCATGAGCGTCAATGCGCCTGGGTGATTCCCGAACAGCCAGTAGTAATTGCGGCGGCCGATCGGATCAAATTGAACGCCTTGGATGACGCTGCCCGAATCGAGCGAGAGGGTCTTATTGTGGTCGAGGTAATCGGCTTCGAGAACCTGGACCTGAACCGGCACATCGAGCCCATCTCCCGGCCGCCGCTGCCGGAATCTCACAATGCACTCGCCGCTTTCGGCGACCGCCCTGGCCGCCTGCCACTGAATACCAAAGAAATCAAGCTGGCCGTCGGCATCGCAGTTCTGCGCCCACACTGCAAACTTTTCATCGATCAGGGCGTTGAGACTGTCGTCGCCGGTGTTCGCTCGCGGCATGATGCCGGTCCCGATCTGGTTGCCGACCAGTTCCGACAGTGCCTTCGAAGCGTAGGGGTTGTTTCTCACTAGATCGCGGGCCCGGTTCCGCAGCCACACCATCGAGCCCTGCGTCTCCCGGTTGGCGTCACTGTCGCTGGTGACCCAGCCCCCAGTTCGCCTGCCCTTCATGGCGCCTTCGTAGGAGAACTTTTCAGCCAGTGCGAGTGCACGCCGGAATTGAAGCCGGCGCAGGCCTGCCTGCGGGGCGACGAAGGAAACCGCACGGTCGAGCCAGTTGCGTCGCGGCACTACTGACTTGAGCGATACGGGCCGCGAGTCGCCTGCGCGGATCAGTTCGACCTTACTGGTTGCCACGGCCATCCTTGCTGAATTGCGCGTAAGAATATCCCCTGGGCGGAACCGTTTGGGCCTTCGCGATTTCCTGGTCCAGCCATCCGATCCGCTTGCGCATGTCGTCGAAGCCCGGGTAATCCATCCGTGTCCCGTCGATCGTGATACTCGTGACGCCTTGCGCGATGGACGTGGCGAGAGCGTCTCGCTGGGCGAGGAGAGTTGCTAGCGGTAATGCCATGGTTATCTTTCGAGCCAGTTTGGACGCCGCGAGAGGCCCGCCCCGTCACGTCCGGCAACGAACGGATTGTCTTGTTTCTGCGCCGGCCGCCCGGGGTACTGCCCAGCGGCGGTCGAGTTAGCCTCTTCCGTCGCACCAGGACGCGGCGACTGCCGTTGCCGCTTCTGCATCGCCTCGTACTTCTCGCAGAACTTGTTCAGCGGGAGGCCGCTGGCAAACAGCGCGTGGAGTCCGGCGTAGGCGTAGACACGGCAGTCCAGCGCTTCATTGCGCGCGCCTTCGCTTTTGCGCCACTCGTGCTTCGCGAAGCCAAAGTGGTATTTGACGAACTTCTTCTCGGCGGTCAACTGTTCGAAGTACTCAAGCTCGCGCCCCAGCGGAAAGTGACAATAGTTGGGCCCCGCATCCTTAACCTTCAACCGGTCGTAGATCGCATCCTTCGCGGCATTGACGCCGACCATGAAGAACGGCGTCTGGTTCTTCCGGCTGGGCTTGCGAGGCCAGATCGTTCCTTCCCCTGTCCTGCCCTTCGTCGCAAAGACGCGCCGGCTGTAACGGTCCCGTGTGAACCGGAGCACGGTGGCGTCCTTGTAGCCCGAGTCGACGCAGGTTACCCCGATCCGCATTTGCTGGCCGTTCTCATGGGGGAAAGTTGAGCGTAGGATCTCGTCGAGCGAGGTCCATACTTCATTGCGCAAAATGTCACCGGGGATCACGTGATAAGCGATCGACCAGGATTCCTCGTCTCTGCCCCAGCCCACGACTTCCATCTCCAGGCGGTCCACCTGGACATCGACTCCGGCAGTCAGCAGGCAGACTCCGTCCGGAACTTCCGTGGCATACGGCTCGCAGCGATTCCACAGTGTGTGCGCGTCGGTGGCCACCTCGTGACGCTCTTCCCAGAGCTTCGCGAGCACCGTATTCATGAACGCCTTCAGCGTCTCCTGCGACTTCCGAGCCGCGAGGAACTCAGCGGCGATCGTTGCCCACGGACGCTTGACCGAAAGCAACTGCGTCACCCGGAACCCCGGAATGGGAGATGCCGGATTCTGCGCGCGGTACTCCCCGTGATCGACCATCCAGGCCTTCTGGTGATCGGGAATCAATTCGTGGCATCCTGCACAGCGGTACTGCGCGAGCTCCGGCTGATCCTGCGGCCAGCACAGACCGCACTCAATCCCGTCACCGAGATCGAGCACCTGAAACTCGCCGCACAGAGGGCATGGCACAAAGTACTCGCGCTGGTCACTTTGCAGCCATGCCTTCTCGATGCGGCTCGCACCCTTCACAGTCGGCGTCGAGCAAAGGATGACCTTTTTGTTGTGCTCGAACTCAGCCGTGCGTTGGATGGCGAGCGAAACCGGATCGCCCTCGGTCCCGGCCGAGGCGGGATATCTGTCCACCTCGTCGAGCAGCACGTAGCGGATCGGCCGCATGGCCAAGCCGCTCGGGCTGATGGCGCCGGTGAATGTCACATGGCCGGAACCATTGGTGAACGCTTTGTGCAGCGTCGTGTTGTCGCTGTCCCGGCTCTTGACAGTCGCGAGTTTGCCCCGCAGAACGGGCGTCGCCCGGAACATCGGCGCGACACGATCCTTCGAAAGCGCCTTCGCATCCTCGATACGGGGCTCAACAACGAGCGTCGGGCCCGGGTCCACATCCGCAATGAAGCCCAGGAAGTTGAGCAGTGCTTCCGTCTTCAGCATCTGAGCTGCGGACATCAGCACGACCATCTTCGCCGGATTCGACGGACTCATCACGTCCATCGGCTCGCGCTGGTAGGCGCGAGTGTGCCACTGACCCCGCTCTGCCGAAGCCGATCCGGTGAGCACGCGATTCTCGTCTGCCCACTCCGACACGGTCATCTCCCGTGGCGGGAGCAACAGCGAGGCGCTAAGCTCCGCGAGTGATAGGGGTGCGAGGGCCATTAAAATCCAGCGCTTGCCACTGCCTTGCTCAACTTTCGGAGCGCGGCATCAATGTCGGTCTTCATCATCCGGTGCACCGTCGCGGTGTCGTTCACCGCGGCGATCGCGGGGGCCAGACGGTCCGGCATCGCCATGCAGTAATCCCGCACCATCAGACTGAAGGACGCGATGTGCTCATCCACGTCGGATCGCTTCATCAGCGCGTTCTTCCTCTCGTCCCGCTCCATCTCCGCGGTGTCCGCCTGCGCAGTTTCCCTTCGAAGGCGCTGCATCGCGATGCGCAGAGCGACCTTTTCGCCCAAGCCCAGGCTCTCTGTGCCGGTACTCGGATCATCGTGTGCTGCCGGCCTCGATGGTTTCTGTAGCACGGTCGCACCGGCATGCTGGCGCGGGGCGTTGTTCATCGAGCGCACCGGATCCGTCTTCAGTGCCCAGGAAGCATCGGCCTTGTCCGAATCGATCTTGCCGCCTTTGCGTTCCCTCTTGATACGGCCGGCCTCGATCGCTTTGCTGACAGCTTGGTGGCTCACGTTCCTGTGGCGTGCGTACTCCACTATGCTCATCAGTGGCATCAGTGCCTCACTTCCGGATGACCGAGCGCGTTCTGGATTGTGAGATCAAGCATTGCGGATTCCTGAATGGACGATTGAAATACTCTCCACGGAAGCTGTCTGAAAGAACCTTTCAGCCGGTCAGAAAACCCGCGCGGCTACGTTCTAATTCCGAGGGCGAAGGACCACGCGCGTTCGAATTCGATGCGATTTAGAAGGTGAACCCAGCTCCACGGCCCACAGCACGACAGTCACAATGAGCTGAACTAATCATCGTGATATCGTCTCATCATGAATACATTGGACCGGGTCCAAGTGTTTATCGCGTCGCCGTCAGAGCTGGCGCCCGAGCGCCAAGTCGTGCGGGATGTCTGCAGAGAACTCAATGAGACGGTCGGAGTCCATCGGGGAGTTTGCCTCTGCCCTGTCGGCTGGGAAGACTGCGTCCCCGGCATTGATTCGGATCCCCAGGCCGTCATCAATTCTCAGGTTCCCTCCGCCGACATCTTTGTTGGGATCATCTGGAAGCGGTTGGGGACTCCAACACCCCGGGCTGCGTCCGGAACAGTAGAGGAATTCGAACGTGCGGTCAAGCACTGGGCCGAGAAGAGATCGTCGAATGTTCTCGTTTACTTCAAGACGGTGCTCCAGCCGCTTCGATCGCAATCCCAGATACGCGAAATGAATCGAGTTTTGGAGTTTCGGCGTCACGTGGCCGAATGCGGCGTGTATTATGGCGTGTTTCAGAAACTCGCGGAATTTGAAAAGGATATTCGTCGCCACATCGGTACCATCGTTCTCCGAGGGCCGGTTGTGCCATTTTCCTCAATGCCCCGGTCGGATAGTGTCCATCGAATCATCGATAACCCTATAGATCTCAAGAAGCTGGTGCGCGAGGTTGAGGAACAGGCGGCCTCATCAGAGCCAACGACACTGGTTGGCTCAGAGTGGCACTTTTGCCTCCTGTACCTCGATATAGACTGCTTCAACCGGCTCAACGACGAGTTTGGATTTGCTGCGGGCGACGACTGCATTTACCAGTTGGCGTTTGCGCTCTACGGGTTGTTCAAGGACGAAGCTCGGATCTTGAGAGTCCTTGGCGATCAGTTCGTAACTATTTTTCGTAGCCTCTCAGTTCAGGAGGCATTGAACAAGGCTGAGGAAGCACGAAGACGCATTGAAGAAGAGTGCGTCCCGCGGATAACAGTGAGCATC